TTGCTGAAGAAACTGATTCCAGCTTGTGTATTGATGGCGCTGTGCAGCCAGGCGATGGCGGCACAGATTATTACCGTCAGCCGTTTTGAGATTGGAAAAGACAAATGGCCCTTCACCCGCGAAGAGGTGATGTTGACCTGCGAGAAAGACGGCGCGCTGTTCGCGATTAATCCAGGCACTTTGTTGCAGTATCCGCTCAACGATAAAGCCTTTGCGCGCAAAACGGCCGGGCAGGGCACACTGCAATCGATCGACACCATTGTCGCCGTTGATAAAGCCCATCCAGGCCAGAAAATGAGTCTGCAACCGATCATCGACCGCGCGCAGCAACTGTGCGGTAAGTAATCCCTATATTCTCAGGCGTAGCGCACAATTCTGCCGCTACGCTTGCTTCCTCGTTCTGTCACCACGATCACAGAGTTGTCACCTTTCGCGACCAAACCGCATGATTGGCTGGAAAACCAGCAATCCTGGACTACCTTTAAATGGCAAGGCGTCCTCGCCTGCAAAAATGCCAACTTTTAGCGCACGGCTCCCAAAGAGCCATTTCCCTGGACCGAATATAGGAATCGTATTCGGTCTTTTTTTGTTTAGTATTTGGCATCAATGACTTATCGTAAAATCAATGAGTTAAACCCCATCCTGTTGCCTTCTGTTCTACTCTGCTGGAACCTCTGCCGCCACTTTGCCGCCACTATTCTTAGCCATTAACGCCAATGGATTACAGCGAATTGCATCTTCCAGGTGATCCGGTGCGAAGTGGGCATAACGCATTGTTACCCTGATGTCTGAGTGTCCCAAGATGCGCTGCAGAACGATGATGTTGCCCCCGGCCATCATGAAATGGCTGGCGAAGCTGTGTCGCAGGACGTGACTCATTTGTCCCTCAGGCAACTCGATGCCTGCCAGACGAATGACTCGGTAAAACTGGCGATAGCACTCGTTAAAATAACGGTCTTTCCTTTCCTTCAATTCTTTATACAGTTCATCGCTGATCGGCACAGAGCGATTCTTTTTCCCTTTGGTATTGATGAAGGTGAGTTTATTCGGGGAAAGTTGAGTCGCCTTTAATGACGCAGCTTCACTCCAGCGGCATCCAGTTGAAAGGCAGATTTTAATTATGAGTGTCAGCTCATCATTACCGTGAACTTTACAGGCGGCGAAAAGTTTTTGTATTTGCTCGCAGGTCAGCCAAGCCATTTCTTTTTCTGGCTGGTCAAATTCACGAATGTTTTTGAGCGGGTTGGGGTAAGAAATTTCACCGAGCCGCTCCAGTTCGTTAAACAACGCGCGCAGGAATGCATGCTCACAGTTAACGGTGCTAGGCGAGACTTTCAATGATTTCAAGCTAGTCTTATAACCGTTCTGAATTTTGCCTTCCAACCGATCATCACGATAGTGTGCCCAATCCTTTGCTGTTATCTCGGATGCAACAGGATTTCCCATTCCATTGCTGATGATATAGAGCTTTGCCAGGCGGCCTTTGTTATCGCTTAGGGCGCGTCCATGCAATTTGTACCACAGCTCAACCAGTTCATTTAATCTGCGCTTATCCTCTTTTTCTGCCAGCCACGGCTTTGCTTTCATCTCGTCGAGGGTGTATTGCTCGAAGGCGATCGCTTCGGCGCGGGTTTTAAATTGGCGCCTGACGCGTTTGCCTTCGCGCCCGTTGAGATAGCACTCGCACAACCATTTTCCAGTGTTCAACTTTCTGATTGCCATGACCAAGCTCCATTACAAAAAATGGCGCCAAATTACTGTATATAAAAACAGTATTCAATGTTTGTTTATAAGAAAGTAAACATGAAAAAGCCCGCGTAAGCGGGCTAAATTAGTGGAGTAGCGACGGTTGATGTTGTTGATTAGAGTAGAGCGGAACTTTGTTTACCTGGCCGGGCGAAACAATGATTCCTGCAACTGACTCAAGGGTTTTGAAGGTACAGCTGCAATTAATATTCTGGCACTGGTGATAGCGTTCTTTCGTCTCTTTAGAGACGTAACGGCTGCTCTTGGCGTGAGCCGCCATTTGGCATAACGGGCAATGCATCATGTTGAAATCCTTAGCAAGTAAAGCAGGGCGGTTGAGGCTAATTTTGAATAAGCAAATCCCGATTTGCAAATTACAGCCTAATTAGCCGCTTTCCGTTTCACCCTCTGACTCTGACTGATATTCAATGTCGGTGAGCAGCACCTCAAAATCGAGTTGTGTGGTGTAGCCGCTGTTGCTCAGGCTATGTGTCACCTTACTAATAAGCCACGGCTGCGCATCGATGACCGATTTAAAGCCGCTGACTTTGACCGGTGTTTCGGGATACAGATCAGCTCGCCCCATTGCCAGCGTAAGCGAGAACTCAGCCACGCCACGCTGTAGTTTTTCCCACTTAGCTTTAGCGGCGCGCATCGCCGTTGCTTTGCTGGAATAGACTGTCGTCAGCGTAAAGACGTTGTCTTCGCTGCCTGCCAGATAATCACCTTCTTTCGCTTCCGGTGGTTTCGACGCCTTTGCTTTTGATTTCTTCGCTGCAGGATGTTCCAACGCGCGGAGCTGCCGCACTTTCGTTTTGCGTTGCAGCTTCACTTTCTTTGGTTTTGGATCTTTGGTGTGAAGCCAGCTTGCCGATACGCCGGTATAGGCACCACGGTCAGCGATGCTAAAAGTGTGCCGATCACCATCTTTACGCGTGATGGTCATCTGCGGGATGGGTTTGCCGCTTATGGTGACGCCATTACCCGGTCGGATAAATAACAGGCGACCGGCTTTTACTGCAGCGACCGCGCCATAGAGCGTGGCTAGGCGCGTCAGAAATTTGGCGTCGGTCTCCTGTGTCTGGTCAATATGCGTCACCGCAATCCCGGCAAAGCCATCGGCCATCATAGGTTTAAGTTTATTGCGACCGGCAATCTGCGTGACAATATCGCCCAGGGTTGTTTCATGGTAGGACACTTCACGGCGGGAATTCAGCGAGCCACGAAAATCAGCACTGCGGGCGCGAATCGTCATGGTATCCGGCGCGCCGTGGTGCTCGACCTCATCAACGGTAAAACTCCCTTTACCAATAAGCGCCTGTCCTTTCCAGCCAAGAAACAGCGTTACCACAGCACCCCGTACAGGCATCGCCAGTTGACCGTCTGCGTCGTCCAGCTCAATGTCGAGCTGGTCAGCCTCAAAGCCGCGGTTATCGGTCAGCGTGAGCGATATCAGGCGACCACGCATGTTCGCTGTGACATCCTTTGAATTGACCGTCAGCATAAAATCAGGAGTTAAACGCGCGCCCATCTGCACCGGCAGGCCACTGATACCGGTCATCCGATCAACCCTCCCGCCTGTGAAATGAGATTGCCGGCCGCTGACTTAACGCTGCCGATGGCCGATGTGATTTGCCCTGGTAGATTTCCCGCACCGCTGATAAGCCCGTCGGCCTGCTTTTTCAGATCGCCAAACATTGACGTAAGAGACTCATCCACACGTAAGAGGCTTAGCGTGAACATAATTTTGCTGGCCGTGCCATTCGGGAAAAATTCGCTGTGGGTATTCGAAATGCTCTCGATAACGTACATGCCATAAATCATACCGCTGCCACCAATTAGCGGCCATGCCATACCCTCATCGGCCAACAGTCGAATCGTCATCAGAGAAATGGCCCCGCCAGTAATCTCGGGGCGAAGTTCTCCCGACAGCGTAATTTTTTCGTCACCCGGCCCGATAAACTGCGCCGCCGGTCGCTGACCTACGCGGTTATTAGTCGGCCAGCGGTAATCGATGTTCTGTTGCAGTTCGCCATAAGGCAGCGTCTGTCGCATGAACGGCATCATGCCGTAGATCATCATCATCGCTTAATCCTCCCAGCTCATTTTGCTGCGATTCTGCGCTTGTCGGTTACGCTGCTCACGCGCCTGATGCTGCGCCATAAGTGCCAGCGCATCGTCTTTGCTCATCCCTTCATGCATGTTGATTTCATACTGGTAACTGTTCTGGCTGCGGTCGGTAAATCCGCCACCTGCGGATGGCGCCGAGACTGGTCGATAAGGCGCACCACCCGTTGCCAAGCTGTATTGCAACCCGCCCGTATTTACGCCAGCGCCGCCCGTTGCTATCGGATCAGGTGAGGGGACTTTGTTTTTCAGACCATCAGATTTGGTGTCGATGATACCCAGTTTTTCGAGCACCCAATCAATACCACCTCGCAACTGATCAAGGGCTTCTCCTGGTATCTTCAGAGCCTCCGCCAGCATGTTGCCGAACTTCTTACCCATCTCACCGGCAGAGGCCAGCTCCGACTGCGTGGACTTAACCGGATCCAGCAGCTTGCCAAACCATTCCCAAAGCTCTTTGACCTTGCCGCCCAGCCATTCAAACGGCGGCTTTAGCGTGGCAAACGATTCACTTATCGGCCCCATCGCAGCAGTAAACCCGTCAGCAACGCCAGCCATAAATGCGCTGATAGGTTCCCAATATTTACGGATCATCAATGCACCCGCCACGATGGCCGCCACGACAGCGACGACCGGCAACGTGATTAAACTAAGCGCCGCTGTTATTGCACCGCCAGCAATGCTGAATGCTGTGCCAAGAAAAGCCGCGCCTGCGATCAATGCGTTAATTCCCGCGACGACGGGCCATGCGACTAAACCAATCAATCCCAACCCCGCGACTAACGCAGTAGCCGCGCCGGTCAGCATGACGATTTTGGTTGTCAGCTCAGGATTGGCTTTCACCCAGTTTCCAGCGGTGACAAGCCATTTGTTGGCGGTGGTTGTCAGCTTGCGAAGAGATTTATTCTGCTGTTCAAATACTTCAATTCGCACGTCTTCCCATGCTGATGACAGGTTGAGCAGATCGCCATCGAGGTTATCAACTTGGACATTTGCCACCTGCTTAGCGGCTCCGCCTGCGCTCATCAGGTAGCCGCGCTTTTCATCAAGCTTACCGTTCCCGGCTGCGTCGATAAGGTTGATGGCACCTTTCATCGCTTCTTCACCGAAGATGGTTTTGATGTATTCCGCCTGCTGCGCTGTGCCGAGCCGGTTCCTTTTGAATGAGGCATCAATACTTTTGAGAATGCCAAACACCGGCAGCATGTTGCCTTTGCTGTCACGGGTTTTGATTCCCAACTCTTTGAGGGCTGCTGGGGCTTGTCCAACAGGGGCCTGTAACCTGCTGAACACTGCGCTTCCACCAGTTCCCGCCATCGAACCTTTGATGCCGTTATCTGCCATCACACCAAGCATGGCGGTGGTATCTTCGATGCTGGTACCAGCCGCGCGCGCAACCGGCGCGACGTATTTCATTGCCTCGCCCAGCTCAAGCAGGTTGGTGTTGGACTTGGTGAAACCCTTCGTCATGACGTCGGAAACGCGCTGGATCTCCGCCATCGGGATTTTGAAAGCGGTCTGCATGTTGGTGATGATGTCAGCCGCCTCGGCAATATCGACCTTAGACGCCAGGGACAGGTTTACCGTCGACTCGGTTGACGCCAGGATGGCGTCGGCATCGTAGCCGGAACGTGCCAGCGTGCTCTGCGTACGCGCCACATCCGTTGGAGAAAATGCCGTACTGCCGCCAATGTCTCGAGCCTGCTTGCGGATTGCCGCCAGCTTAGGATCGCTTTTACTGGTATCGAGCAGCGCCTGCGTTTCTGACATCTGCTTGTCGAATTCCATACCTGGTGCAATCAGTCTGCCCTCGGCATAGAGTGCTGCACTGCCACCGGCAAAACCTGCCGCGCCGGTATTGCGCACTTTCGCTGAAAGCTCCTGCCCACGGCGGTAGCGTTCGCTGGTTCGGTTTAAGCGTTCCTGCTGCGCGTTGAGCCGCTGCAGTTCCTGTTTCTGCCGGTTCATCGCGAGCGTAGCTTGTGCCGAAGCGCTCTTAAGGCGCTGCTGTTCACCACTAAGATTGCGCGTGGAAATACCTGCAGATTTTAATGCCTCGCGCTGCTGCTGAACTGAAAGGCGCAAAGAATTCGATTTGGTTTGTAGCTCTGCCGCTGCCTGTTTAGCTTTCTCAAGCGCACGCGCCTGCTGTGCCGTTGGGCGCTCGGTGCTTCTGAATGCCACCGCAAGTGCTGCCGCTTCAGCCTTGGCATCTTTGAGTCTCTGTTGGGTGATAGCAAGCTGCGCGCTGGTCTTGCGGAACCCCTCGATTTTACCCGCCTGCGCATCGAGGGCTTTGATGTTGTCCTGAGTCTGGCGGATCTCAGTGGCAAGCCCTTTGGTGGCACGTTCGACGGCTTTGAAGGGGCGCGAGGCTTTGTCTACCGCGTTCAGCAGCACCTGTACTCTAAGGTTATTGCTCATCCGGGTTTGCTCCGCTGCGGATAAAAGCTTTATGCCGCCAGTCCATCAGCTCGGCCAGCGGCATGTCGTACATTTCAGAAGGAGGCCAGTGAAAGATTGTGGCAATATCGGCAATCAGATCATTGACCGTCAGGCCGCGCGGCCACTCTATTCGTCCGACTTCGTTTGCAAAAAACCGATCACCTTGCCACCGAGCGAGATCAGGTCAATCGGGTCGAGGGCGTTGCACTCAGCTTTCGTTAATGAGGGCAGGGTGATGCGCGGTAAAACGGTCAGCAGCGCGTCAACATCTGACTGACACAGGTCGGCCAGGCGCACGCCTCGCAGACTTCCAGCCGTTGGTTTAATCAGTTCAACCTGTTTGATTTCGCTGTCGCCACGCTTAAGCGGAGTTTCAAATACCACGGTGTTTTCGTTCTGTTCCATCTTGGTTATCTCTTTAATTAAGCCAGCGCCGTGCTGGCGCTGGTTGCAGGTTTATACCAGGCCGATGTTTTTGCGGCGCTGTTCGAGGCGGTCAACGCCGTTTACCTTCTCTACCATGTTGATGGTGTCGATTTCGATCAGCTCTTTGCCGTTCCACGTCAGCTTGTAGTAGGTGCACTTCGAGGTGATTTTGGTCTCGGTGTCTTCGCCCTGTTTGGCTTCACCAAAGTCAAAACTCTGGTGCTTACCGCGTACCTCAACCTCTACCGCGATCTCTTCGCCGGTATCGTCGCGCTGATAAGAACCGGTGAAACGCAGCGGCACGGCAGATGCACCCCATTGCGTGAGTACCAGCTCATCCATGCCGCCGATACTCCATTCCACATCAAGTGCGTCATCTTCCAATCCATTGTCGATGTGCGCCGCGCCGCTCATACCGCCCGCGCGGTACGGATCGAGCTTGCGTGCCAGCTTCGGCAGCGTGACGGCGGTGACGATGCCCTGATAACTGTTTGCATCGTTGAAAAGGTTCATCGCCTTTAGTTTGCGTGGTAGTGCCATTTATCCGGCTCCTCAGCTGTTAACGGATGCGGCGAAGTTCGCCAGATAGGTGTCGGTGATGCGCTGGCGTAACGTCAGGTCTTCCAGCGGCGGCACCGGCGTGTAGTCGTAATCGATAAAGAGCTTGCCCGCTTTCAGGGTGTCTTTATCGTTGGCGCTTTCGTCGTACCAGGCGGACGCGCCCAGCAAATAACCGGCGTTAACAAGCTCGCGGAATTTCGCGTTGATGCCCGCAATAATTTCCTTAACGAGAACTGGCGTTAGTGGTTTATCAACCGCCCACATATGCGCCTCGGCCATCGTGTCAGCCAGCACTTGGGCGGTGCGGGTGTAGTTCTCAAACTGGAACAGCGGATCGTCACTGCAGGTGCGGTTGCCCCAGAAGCGGAAACCGTCTTTGCGAATTAGTGTGGTGACGTCGGCCTCGTTCAGCAGGTCGGCATCGGTGCCGGTCTGCTGCAAATCCCAGAACACCGACGCCGAAATACCGGTCACACCGTTTACGCCAACGTTTGACAGGGTTTTATGCCAGCCGGTGTCGTTGTCGATTTTGGCGCGCAGGCCCAGCGCTCGGGCGGTGGCGTAAGCAACGTCGGATTTATTTGCGGCGGTATTCCATGCGAGGAAATCCGGCCAGATCACCATCAGCTCACGCTGGCTGAAGTTGTCGCGATACAGGCGGGCTTCGGAAATGGTTTTGCACTCCCACGCCGACACATAGGCGAAGGCGCGCAGTTGCTGCGCGATACTGGCTAGCGCGGTGGCAACTTCCAGCGAGTCGAGGCCCGGCACTCCGAGAATACGCGGCTTAACGTCGAGCTGCGTCTGTGCGGCAAGCAGTGCTTTCATGCCGGTGTACTGGCCATTTTGGTCAGTGCCGCCGATGATATTGGAAATGGTTTCAGCTTCGTCCGCGCTTTCTGCCACGCGCACCACAACGGTGACGGGCTTTGACTGGTCAGCAATCGCCTGCAATGAGGCGGCGAGCGTGCCTTTCACGCCAGCTTTGCCAACCGCGCCCTGCACGTTGGTGATCAGAACCGGTGTATTGAGCGGGAACGTTGCCGCGTCTGCATCCTGCGCGGTGCATACCATGCCGACGATCGCGGTTGATACGGTGGAGATGGTGCGCGTGCCGTCGTTGATTTCGACGACGCGCACACCGTGATGATAATCTGCCATCTGTTGCACTCCTGGTTAAAGGTGTGCTCAGAGTGTCAGGCCAGATTAAGCAACGCATTTGATTGGAGTTTGTTGAACCATCAGCAGACAGAATTGATAATTTCCCGCTGCCGCTCTGCTGGAATGTATCGGTAAAGTGTTTTGACAGATACCTCAAGCACAAGCGCTATCTGCTGCAACGTTGCACCGTTCGCCAGCATTCTTTCTGTGCGCCCGATAACGTCAGGCGTCATCACACGCCTTCTGCCACCGACGCGGCCTTTCTCACGCGCAGCCGCCAACCCGGCGCGAGTGCGCTCAATGATCAGTTCGCGCTCCATTTCGGCCAAAGCCCCCATGACGTGGAAAAAGAATCTTCCCATAGGCGTACTGGTATCAATACTGTCTGTCAGGCTGCGAAAGTTGACGCCTCTCTCTCGTAACTCCTCTGTCAGCATAACCAGATGCTGCATACTGCGTCCCAGCCGGTCCAGCTTCCAGACAACGAGCGTGTCACCCTGTCCGAGAGTGCGCAGCGCCTTTTTAAGTCCGGGCCTGTCGCGGGTTTTTCCGCTGATTTTATCCTCTAGGATCAGGTCGCAATTTGCGCTCTTAAGTGCGTTACGCTGTAAATCCGTATTCTGCTCATTTGTTGACACCCTGATATAGCCAATCAGCATGGACTCACCCCCCTCAAAAGCCGCGAAGTGTGCCAGCAGGCCGCGAATTAATGCCAGGAGTATTTTTCTCAAAAACCTTGGTTTGGGCGAAGCCGCAAAGCGCGACGTCGGAACAGGTGATAAGCAGCTGCCTGATATGTCTGCCTTCGGCTATTCACGCAACGGGCAGAACGGATGGTCAGTGCTGCCTAATGGAATGATCAGACAGTTTGGTACTGTCACGCTTGCGCCTGTCGGCAGCTTCAACAAACAGACCATCGGCGGCGTAGATTTTTATACTCACTATTATCGCGTTGCTTTTCCAAGGCAGTATCCGGGTGCGCAGGTGTCTACGCTCGCGACGCTCGCCAGTCCTTCCTATACAACGCAGGGAACGATGGCGGGCAGGTCCGTAGCCGTTCACAGAGATACTGATACCGGTAACGATGTTTCAAAAACGCGCTTCACTGTTGCCTATACGACAAACGTTCCTGGTGAAGCCCCAACCATTCACTTTGAATCAACGGGATATTGATATGGCGAACCTTTATTTCAGTCCGACTGCGATGGGCTTTTTTTTAGAAGCGATGGAAAAGCCGGAGGATTCAGTAGAGGTATCTGCCGCCGCAGAGACATTCCTGCGACGAGCGATTATATGGGGAGCGACGGGCTTCATAATCAGTAACGGCGAGGTGTCCGTGACTTACCCTGGATTCCTGCGAGAATACGTCACGGACAATGATGCACCTGTTAATTTTCAGGACGGGAAGGCCAGTTAATCTCAGATGTGGCTGACACGTCTACGGCCTGTACCGCCTGCAGATATTCCATCCACGCTAAGAGTAATGCTTTGTCTGTATCGGTGATGATGCCCAGCATCAGCTGTGTCTGCAAAGTCTGAGTAATGCTTCCAACTTCACTGATGCGTTGCGATTTTTCTGCCTTTGCGGCGGTCACTGCCGCTTTAAGTTGTGCTGCTTGATCAGTAACCCATGCAGAACCGTCCCACTTATCAAAGATGCTTAGGGGCTTTAATGGAGTACAACCATCGGGATAATCGCCGGGCTGAAGCAAAGTAAATGCTTCGCCGGTCTCAATGTTGTACACCGTTTCGCCACGATGATCGGTTATTTGCTGCCAGCCGCCATCACGAAATAAGCATACTTTCCCCGACTCGCATTCAGGCGGAGCGTTGAAATAAGAGTGCGCAGGAATGCCTACACCCTGCGCCAGAAACTCCAGACTGCTGCCGGTGTATTCTCCGGTTTCAATATTGAAGTTATAAACCATCATGCTGCCAGAGGACTTAGCCAGCCCGTTAGCGTCAAGCGTTGCAGTGTTTTCTACGGCCATTATGCAGCCCTCACGATATAGTTAAACGCGATGTTTCGCGGGCGAACCTTGCGGTAAGTCGTGCCAAGGGACGTCTGTGTAGTCTGCGCGGTATATACGGCATAGCTTGGATGGACTTTACCTGTTTCAAAATCCTCGATATCAATACCGTTATAACCACTAAACCCTCCGAGCGTGACGGCAACACCCGTTGCCTCCTGAGAGGAGAGCAGCCCCCTTGCGCTATCCACACCGCGCCCGTCATCCCAGCCACGAATAAATTCGCCTCGAAGATCTGCAAGTTTTAAACCCGGATAAGCCAGCGCCAGCTTCGGGTATAGCGTGCTGCTGAAGCTTGCACCGTTACTTTTTAAAAACACCATGCCAGCCATTGATTCAAACAGTTCATTGGGCATTTTCGTGTGAGGCCATGGGAATGGCGATCCGATGACGGGCGAGCCTTCGCC